TCGCGTTGCGTCCGTCACGCCACAAATCATCCACCGTGCTTTCCACGATCGCGGCCTTTTTGCTGCCCTTATCGGTGGTGTCGTTGTTCGGGTAACGCTCCGCCAGGAAGGCCGCCGCAATAGACGCCACGGCGCGCTGATAGGCGCAGACCTTCACGCTTTCATCATCAATCTGATCGGCAGGAACATCCGCCAGGCGTGTAAAGCCCTGGGCAATCTGCGCATCGCGAAAGCTGAACAGCTCGGCGTTCACTTCGGTCATGGCAAACTTTGCGGCGGTACGCAGCCGTTTCGCGGTGACGGTGCCCTCCAGCCGCAGCGTGTCGCGCAGCTCAACCGGATCCACATCAGGCCAGAAATGGGTATTTTTAATCGCGGGTTCCGTCGCGGCGTCCGGTTTCGGTGCAGGTACAACAAGAGACATAATGACCTCTGAATGGGGGGCGGTGGACGCCAGCCTTGAGCGCGGTCAAAGACCGGTCTCGGCTGTCGTGCCGCCCTGCGCGGGGCGCATGCTTTTTAGCTGCCGGATGCCTTTTTAATGGCAGACTCCAGGCGCTCAATGTCTTTTTTTACGCCTGATTTGCCGTCGAGAATTAAGGCACTTTTCAGACGCTCCAGGGCTAACGTGTCCTTGCCGCCGTCGCGGTAGAGATAGCCGATAATTTTGTGCAACTGGGCACGGACTTTATCGGGCATATCCTCAGCGTCAGTCAGTTCCAGCACTTCCAGCATCAGCTCAACGCTGACCGGTTCACCGGCGGTGCGGGCACGTACAGCCTGGTCGATCACTTCCTCAGTGAAAGCGCATCCCGCCGTGCGGGTGCCGAACGGCATCGCGAGCCGGTGTTTAAAGGCGTAGCGGGCAATGTTCAGCGCACCGGCAATATCACCGGCATCAATACGCCAGATCATGACGGTCATCAGGATGGCATCCTGCGCGCCGCTCCCTTCGGCGAGTACGCCCGACACCCACGGGGCGTATTCCGGCAACAGCTTGCGTTTTAACGCAGCCTTGTCCTGGAAGGACTGGATCTTGTGCAGTGCCTGCTTATCTGCATTGAGCTTTTGCATTTGCAGTTCGTAGCCGGTGGCATGGGTCAGCTGACCGGCGGCCTGCTGTGCGGCGATGATGGCGGACTGTCGCAACATGTGACGACGGCAAGGGCTAATCATGACGTCCCCCTTTATTCCGCTGATTCAGGCGCGGTGGTTTTGAAGGTGCCGAGCTGGATGTTTTCAACCAGGCAGCCGCCGCGATAGTCTTCCACCACGAAATCCTCGTTAATGGATTCGTAGTTTTCGATGCGGTCACGCTTTGGCACTTCTTCGATGTGGCGGCGGTGTGAACCGTCCATCCAGTAAATGGACAGATTATCCAGGCGGGTGATAAAGAAAGCATTAGCAGGGAAGCCCGGCACGCGCACCGCCGGTAAGTTACCGATGCGTTTCTGGCTGATAATCATATCCGCCGCCAGGCTTTCCGAGTTCTCCTGAGCCTTGTTCACCAGCGGGAAATACTTGTCTGCCAGCAGCTGACGCCCGCAGATCACCACCAGTCCGGTATCATCCTGATAAATCGGGTCAACCATATTGTTGGTGGCATCCATCACCAGCGCGTCGAGGTTCTCAAAGTCGCCCCCGGCACCGACGCGGACGGTCGCGGAAATCACGGCATTATCATCTCCGAGAATTTTGCTCATCACGCGCTCCGGCGCATTGTTGCGGTACTTTTGCAGCCAGCCCACGTTCACGTCCTGCAACAGCGGGTTTTTGGTGCGGTTTGACGTTGCCGCACGCTCAACACCGTTAAAACCGATGGTGATGCGGTCCAGCGCCTGGCGTTTCACGATGGCATCACGTAAACGCGCCTGGAAATCCTGATAGCGTGCCCAGAGATCGAGCGTGGCGTAGCGGAAATGGAAATCGTAGTTCGTCTGGCGGCACTCATAACCCTCAGCGGTCAGGGTATTAAAATCAGCCGTCTGACGTTCGCCGGTGCCGCTGGTGTCTGCGGTGCTGGCAATGGAACCGGACACGCCGACGCCGACCTTTTCACCCTTCATTTCATCCACCGGAATGATGTTAATCATCTGCAGGAAGGCGGAAGATTCCTGCACGCGGGTCATCAGCGTCTGCGTCACCGACGGCTCCACGCTGAATTTTTTATCCAGGTCGCCGGTGTCCACCGAGTTCAGCTCGGCAATGCGGGACAGGTAGGCGTTAAATTGAAAGCGGGTAGTTTGTTTCATGCGTTTTATCCAAATGGGTTAACGGGTTAAGAGCGAGCGCAGTGCTTAGCAGTCGGTGAAATGGGCTGCATCACCCTTTCCGCCGCCGCTTGAAACGGGGCGCTGCGTGTAGCTCTGCGGCGCGGACTTCTCCAGCTTGCCTTTGAGCGCGCTGAACTGTTCGCGGTCATCTTTCGCGGTTTGTTCCAGCGTGTTGAGGCGTTCCGTCAGTGAGGTTTGCAGCGCAGACAGCTTTTCATCGCTGGCTTTCAGGCCGGTTTCGACGTGCTCCACCACCACTTCCACGGCGTCATGCACGTCTTTAAAACGGGCATCATCTGAGGCGGATTTGCTGGAAAGCAGTTGTTTCACGCGGGAGAACAGCGACTGCGCAGCCGGTACGTCTTCCACGAACTCGAACGCCGTTTCTTCGGCGGCGGTAAAGAGGTTTCCGGCATCCTGTTTGCGGCTCGCCAGCGGGTTTTGCTGTGCCTTCGCACTGAACTGCAGGTACTCGGTGCCGAGGCTGGCGGGGCTGTCGGTCACGGCCAGGCCGATCAGGTAGGCTTTGCCGGTGTCGGAAAACGAAGGATTCACTTCGATTGAGGTGTAAACCTTCTGGCGGGCTTTCACCATTGACACTAAATCCGGGGTCGGGTCGATATCGGCATACAGTGCCAGCTTGCCTTTCAGGGCACCGTCCGCCACTTCTTCGGCGTAGACGCCGGTGACATCGCCGTACATACGAAACGCACTGTCAGGGAAATAGCCCTTGATGTGCTCCATGTTGATACGTGCGCCGTAGACCTTCGGGTCATAGGTCGCCGCCATCTGTTCAATCCAGTCGCGGGTAATTTCGCGGCCGTCGGTGGTTGCCCCTTCGGTACAGATACGAAAGCGCTTTGCTTTTGTTGCCATGTGTCGGACTCCAGTCGGTGTGTGCTTCTGAGGAGTCCAAGTTTCCAGACACACACCCAACACTGCCAGCCGATGCGGGTTGATGCTTGATGGCACAACGTGGGCAGCAGGAAAATCAGCGAGCCGCCCGTTAACGTGGCCCTCATGAAAATGACAAACTCAACCACTATCAGCGACCCACGGCGACAGGCGGCACTGCTTTACTGGCAGGGGTTTTCTGTGCGTCAGATTGCGGAGATGCTGAACCAAAAGTTACCGACGGTGCAGAGCTGGAAAACCCGCAATGCCTGGGACAACGTCGCGCCCATTGCCCGCGTGGAATCCAGCCTGGAAGCGCGCCTGATTCAGCTCACCACCAAAGACGTCAAAGGGAATGCGGACTATAAGGAAATGGAGGCGTTAGGCCGGTTAATGGAACGCCTGGCCAGGGTGAACCGCTACGGTCAGAGCGGGAATGAGGTGGATTTAAATCCTAACGTTGCCAACCGGAACAAAGGTGACCGCAAGAAGCCGACTAAGAACTTTTTCAGCGAGGAGTCACTGACGGAGCTGGAGCAAATTTTCTTTAAGAAGTGTTTCCCTTATCAGCGCATCTGGTACGACGCGGGACTTAAACACCGTATCCGCGACATCCTGAAATCCCGCCAGATTGGGGCGACGTTCTTTTTTGCCCGGGAGGCATTATTGCGCGCCCTGGCAACCGGCCATAACCAGATTTTCCTGTCAGCCAGTAAAACGCAGGCTTACGTTTTTCGTGAGTACATCATTCAGTTTGCGCGCCTCGCCGGTGTTGAGCTGACCGGCGACCCGATTGTGCTCGGCAACAACGGCGCAAAGCTGATTTTCTTAGGCACCAACTCCAACACCGCCCAAAGCCATAACGGCGACCTGTATGTGGACGAAATCTTTTGGATCCCCAACTTCCAGAAGCTGCGCAAGGTCGCCAGCGGCATGGCGTCGCAGGAACATCTGCGCACCACCTATTTCTCCACGCCGTCGGCGCTGACGCACGGTGCGTACCCGTTCTGGTCAGGCGAACTGTTCAACAAGGGGC